TGGAGTGGGATTCGCGGAGTGCGAGCAAGACGAAAGCGGATGTCGGTTATTATGATGCCGGTTCCTACTACAAGCAAAGTAGCACGACTGGCACGGGCACGGGATGCCCAGGTTCAAACTCATATACATCAACCGCGCTATCCACCTTTAGCACAGGTCTAATAACTTACACGGGGTCACTTAGTCTAGCCGGAGGCGTTTCAGGGACGCAGAACTCAGATGGCTCATGGACAATTACAGGCCCAGACCCGCCAGTTAATGCTGGTAATTGCCGGAGCGCGGGATGTGTTGACGAGTGCGCGGCGCCAGGCGCATCTGTCGGCGTTTGCTGGGGCACGGATTGCTCCGGTTCAACTTCAGTCACTTCGTATTTAAGTGAGGTTAACGCATCGGACTTAAACGCAGCGACAGCCGCCGCGCTTCCTGCATGGCCGAATACATGGACCGAAACGGCGGGAAGTTTTGCGGATACATCAACGGACGGGTTTACCCGTTCCATCCGTGAAAGCCGTTACCGCCTCCGCTTCAAAATCCCGCAGGTCAACACCGGCAAAAACCTCCGCGCCTCGTGGTTAGAGCGGTTCATCGCAGAGGCGGGCGTTGCGGTCACGTCCGTCGAGGTTTACGCACGCGGCGTTTACCGGCCAACAGTCACCATCTCCACTTCACCTCTAGGCACTAATGCCGCCGCGACTGCAGTGATGGCAAGCGATGGCACGGTTGCCAGCCTATCAATTCTCAATCCAGGCGCGGGCTACATTCCCCTCATCACATTCTCGGGAGGAGGTGGAACGGGCGCGGCGGCAATCGCAATTATCAATTCATCTGGTGCAGTCACGGGCGTGACGATTACGAGCGGTGGCTCTGGCTACACCTCCGCACCAACTGTTGCTTTTACCAACGTCACCGCACCCCGCGTTCGCGCCACCGGCACCGCAGTTGTTACGGGCGGCGTGGTCACCGGAATTAACGTAGGCACAGCGGGCGACTTCCGGCCAACGGTTACCTTAGAAACCGCAACAGGTGGCGGCACTACTTCGACGGGGTGGATTGCGACCCTCGCGGTTACGGGCGAAGTAGCCAGCATTGCGGGCGGCAACGCAGGCAATTATCTGCCGACGCTTGAGTTTTCCGCACCTGGCGGTTCACCCGCTGGCACGACAGCGACGGCTACTTGCACGGTTGATTCACAAGGCGGCATTGCTACGGTTACGATGGGCACGGGCGGCACGAAATATACCAGCGCACCTTCGCTTACAATTACGCCCAAAGTAACCGGCCCAACCGCCGCCGATTTAATTATCCACCTTGGCACCGAGACTGCCAAGTGCGCGGTTTGGGACGGCACCACGCTTGGCGGCAAGTGGGTAAAGCGCGAAGTCGTTGATGCAGGCCACGCACTCACCTCCATCGAAGTCGTCCACGGCGGCACCGGCTTTACCAGCCCCCCCACGGTCGCCATTACCGGAGGCGGTGGCTCCGGCGCAACAGCTACCGCCACCGTGTCAGGTGGCGTCATCACGGGCATCACTCTGGGCGCGGCTGGATCCGGCTACAAAACCAACCCGACCATCACGCTCTCAGGTGGCGGCGGGGAGCAAGGCGGCACCGTGTTGCTCGCTGCCCACTTCGGAACCGAAACCGAATACGCCGACAACGCGCAGCCCATAGGCACGACTCCGCTCGGTTACGTCGATGGCGTGACCCGCACCTATCCACTCATCGGCAGCACTGGAACCGCACCGTGGAAATACTACGAACTAGCCGTTCCCGCGACTGACGGGGAAACGACCGTTGCCAATATCCGCACCGTCTGCGACGGCACCGCCTGCCCATGATCCCTAACGGTGTAATCCAAGTCCGCCAAGACATCTGCAAGGATTGCCAAACTCCGTGCAATCCTCGTCCAGATCCAGCGGACAAGTGCTCAAGGTGCGCAATTAACCGTTGGAGCACTTACGGCCAATGCACGCCCGAGGCAGTCGCTGCCGCGCCTATGCGCGGTCTGGGCGACCTTGTGGCCAAGTTCGCCGAGCCCATCGGCAAGATCATCGGCCTCGACAAATCAAAGTGCGGCTGCGCCAAGCGGCAGGATGCGATGAATCGGTTGCTGCCCTTTACACAGCGTCAGGATTCCTGACCTCAAACACCGCCCGCCCTTGGTCATAACGCTCGGCTGCGTTGCTAGCCTTGCAGGTCGCATCCATCGGCACCGACGAGTCGAAGAACGGGTGAACGTGGCGGAACTTGAGCCGCTCGCGGGCATCAATCACCACGCCATCCCGCCAGGCTCGGTGCGAGAACTCGTTGTCAGAATACACCGACAAATACTCAGGCGAGAACAGCGTGCCGCCTTCCTGCCGCTCGAGGCGGGCGCGGGTCAAGATGGCCATGCAGAGCAGCGAGTCGGTGCGGTTGCCGTCGCTGACGGCCAGCACCGCAGAGCGCGAGGTGTCGCCGATCTCGGCGAGGATTGCGGTGTCCCAGCCGTAGGAGGAAATCCAGTCATCGGAGAGCTGCACCAGCACGTCCCCAACCGCCACCTTTGCCGCTGCGTTCCATGCCCGCACGCAGGAGCCGGGCTCGACCACCACGCTGCGGAACTGCTTTGCCAGCTCGACGCTCGACGCATCGTCGGAATCCACCGCGAGGATATGCTCCACCGCTGCCGGATTCGCCGCCATGCCGAGCCAACGCTCGCGGCACTCCCACGCCGCCTGGGCCCGCCCCCGCGTGGCGTGAAGCAGCGAGATCCGCACGCCCTCCCGCTTCTCCGGCTCGCGGCCATTGAGCCGGGCAATGCGCTCGGCCAGATCCAGCCCCGCCCACCCATACCATTTGGCCTCGTAAGACCAAGGCCGGCGGTGGGCCGGTGGCTCGGGCAGCGCGAGCATCGCCTGCACGCAGTCCGCCGCCCGCTGGTGGTTTCCGAGCTCAAGGTCGGCCGCGATCAGCGCAGCCAGCGGTTCGCGCAGGTGCGGGTTTTCGGCAAAAGCCTGACCAAGCCAAGGCAGCGATTGCTGCGGCGTCTCGGCCATGCGGCCAAGGTTCATCAAGATCTCAAACCGGAACGATTCGTGGAGGTTGGGCATCAAGAGCGCGATCTCGCCAAACTCCCGCGCCTTCGCTTTTGACTTTGCGTAGTAGTGCTCCTGGTGAACGTAGAAAAGCTGGCTGGCGGCATCGCGCAGCTGGTTGCTCAGGATGCGCAGGTTGCGCGCATGGCTCATCGGCTTCTCCGCCACCGGCGCGTGGCGCCAGACCGGCGTTGCGAAATTATGCCGGCGGTCGGTTGGCTCGCAGCAGAAGTTTTCATGCACCGCATAAACCCAGCGCCGCCCCGCATCCCAGATCTTGCGCGAAATTAACCGCTCCCGCATTGGCGACTTGTTCGTCCCCGGCACGTCGTAAGGAAACAGCAGAAGGTCGGCGTCGGTGGTCTGCACGCAGGCCCGCACGCCCTCGATGCCCACCGCCACGTCGTCGGCGTCGCACCACATGAGCCAGTCTCCGCTGGCCTGCGCGAAGCTGGCGTTACGCGCCGCAGCAAAGGAGTCCACGTGGTCCCAGTCCGCCGCGCTGGGTCCGTTTTTATATTCAGAAAACACGAACTTCTTTCCATTCGCCGCGCACCAGTCCGCCGCGGTCGCTGCGGTGTCATCGGCTGCGCGGTTTCCGCAGGCCCGCACCAGCGAGAGCTGGTCGAAGGCTGGGCCGAAAGAGTTGAGGCAGGCAAGGATATGCGCCGCCTCGTTGCCGACGATCATGCAAAGGGAGATTTGGGACATATCCGCCCCGCCCCGTAAAGTTTTACGAACCGCCCTTTTTAATATGGCGATGGCAAACCCTTTTATCGGTCTCGATTCGGCGACGCTCACCACGCTGAAAACGCAGGCCGTCGCCTGCTTGTCCGCCATCCTGACCAACCAGAGCTACTCGCTCAACGGGCGCAGCCTCACCCGCGCCAATCTGAACGAGGTAAAGGACATGGTGGGCCAGCTCCAGGCCGCGATTGACATCGCCAGCGGCACCACCGCCGAGACGACCTTCGTGAGTTTTAACAGCCCGAACACCTGGTAACCATGGAACGTCCCGACATCGCTGGCCTCGTGCAGAATCAGAACGCTTTCGAGCGCGCTCTCGGTGCCATTGCACCAGCTTGGGCGACGCAGCGTCTGCGCTCCCGCATCGAGAAGCACCTTTTTGAGTATCAAGCTGCGCAAGCCAATCGCCTCTTCAATCCCCGCACCAACGAAGCACCGAGCGAGAGCCCGAAGACGAGCCGCGAGCGCAAGGTGATGATGTTCGAGGCCCGCGACCTCATCGCCAATTTCTCCGCCATCGCTGGCGTTCCTGAGAAGTTCGCTCTCAACTGCACGCCCAATGAGTGGAGCCCCGCCACTGGTGACCGTGACTACGACCGCGCCATCGCCGACTACTTCCACGCCTGGTGCAAGAAAGCCGACGTCACCGGGCGCCACTCCTTCCGCCAGTTGATTGGCATGGCGCTGCAAATGCGGCCTGTGGACGGCGACTGCGGCTTCGCCCTTCGCAAGACCGCTGATGGCCTCCGCCTCCAGCTCGTCCCCGCCGACCTCATCGGCAACCCCGCCGAGATCTCGAACTTCGACAAATACATCGACGGCATCGTGGTCGATGATTTTGGAAAGCCTGTCGCCTACCGAGTGTTTCAGCGCGACCGCAACGGCTCCTACTCAAACCCCGAGGACGTCCCCGCCCGCGCTTTCTGCCACTACTTCGATCCTTTCCGCGCCGACCAATACCGCGGCGTGACCGAGTTTCACGCCGTCATCAACACCGCCCGAATGCTCAAGGGCATCCTTGATGCCGAGCAGGTCGGCGTGCGCTTTGCCTCCCAGCAAGCCGCGCTGGTCTTCAACGAGCGTGGGTCCGCCTCGCCGCGCCAAGCCTTCAGCGCAGCGTCGTCGCTCACCCTCGAAAACGGGCAGCAGCGCAAGGACGAGTTGTCCGAGATGGGCATGATCAAATATTTCAACACCTCTGACAAGGTGGAGGTGATGCCGTCGCGCCCGTCCTCCGCTTTCACCGGCTTCGTCGAGCATCTGATGGACGAGATTGCCATGGGCCTCGGCATCCCCGGTGGCGTGCTCTTCGGCACCCAAGGCTACAAAGGCCCGAACGTCCGCGCCGAGTTCGCGCAGGCGGATCGCGTCTGGGACCGCCACCGTGGCGTGCTTTCCGACAAAGTTCTGGACCCAATCAAGAACGACGTGATCCTGATCGCCATTGCCGAAGGCGAAATCCCCGCCCCGCCCGCGAAAGCTGGCGAGACCGAAGTGCAAGCCCTCCGCCGCGCTCTTCGTGGTGAGTGGCGTTGGCCCGCTCGGATGTCGATTGACGTGGGCCGCGAGTCCACCGCCAACCTCAACGAGAACCGCCAGGGCATCAAATCCGGCCAGCAGATCGCCGCCGAGAATGGCTACGACTACGAGGACACGCTTGAGCAACTCGCCATCGAGGCCGCGAAAGTCTCGGAGCTTGCCACCCGCTACGGCGTGCCAGAGACCGCCATCCGCCTTACCACTTCCTCGTTGCCCTCCACGCCTTCCGCCGCAGCTGCATCTGGCTCGCAGGTCGGTGCAGCCGCCGCCGAGGCATTGCAGATCAATTCTGGTGGTAGCGCAGTGGGTGCAGTGGGCGCAGTCGTCGGTGGAGTCGAATCGTTCCCCGACGTATCCGCCGAGCTCGCACCGCTCAACGGCGCACAGATCACAGCCGTGCTCTCCATCTTGGAGAACCTTCGCGCTGGTGACCTCACCGCTGATTCTGCATCGGTGCTTATGGTATCCGCCGGCATGGCGCAGGAATCCGCCAACCGAGTCGCGCAGGCCGTCTCTGCTCTGCCGCCCGAGCCCTC